ATCTCAAATATAGGGATAGGGAGCTCAAATCTGGTTTGGTCGATGTTTGGTAAAATGTTTGGCTGGAAACCCCCGGTTTTGCTGCGTTGTTTGAAATGTTTGGCAATCCCCGCCTACCCACCCAGGAATTTGAGACGCGGGCGCGCCACGCGATACGCGCGCCTGCAAAGCGATCGTTGTTCAAGTTGTGGTGGAGAGGCGCGAATGTCTCCGGGACTATTCCGGGACTCGGGGTGCCGATCTGTTCCGTTCGTTGCCGTTCTGTGCCGCGAACGGCCGGTTGACGGACGCTGAAAAGCGCCTAAATGCGCTGGTTCCGGGGCACCGGGCGGTTAGCTCAGTTGGTAGAGCATCTCGTTTACACTGCGATGTGGTGGCCTGCCTAAATGGCGGTGGTTAAACGCTTTTCCGCTTTTTGGACTTTGCCTCTCCGGGACTATTCCGGGACTCGCTGGCTTCCAGGGCGTTTCTGACATCTTCGTCGAGGACGTGGGCGTAGCGCAGGGTGGTGTTGATGCTCTTATGCTTCAGCGCCTCCTTGGCGGCGGCGAGGCTGCCGGTGGCGCGGACGATGCGGGTTCCCCGGGTGTGGCGCAGATCGTGGAGACGGAAGGCGTCGACGCCGGCGGCCGCGAGCGCCTGGGCCCAGGGCTTGCGCAGGGCGGTCGGGGTGAGCGGGTAGCGTTGGCCCTTGCGGCGCTTGGCGCGGCTCTGCTGGCAGATATAGGTGAAGACGAAGGGGCCGGCCTGCACCTGGCTGGCAATGATCTCGACCAGCGCGGTGGTGAGCGGGCGGGTGACGATATCGCCTCCCTTGATCCTGGTGGTGGCCTGGCGCGCCGGCAGGTTCACGTCCGTCCAACGCAAGCCCAGCACTTCGCTGCGCCGCCAGCCTGATTTGAGCAGAAATTCGACGGCGCCGCGCACGTCGGCGCGCAGCGCGAGGAATAGCTTGTCTTCCTCGGTCAAGGCCAGTTCGCGCGGTGGCTTTTTGCCGACCTTGAGTCGGAGCGCTTTCCATTCGGGCATTTCGCCGATGTCGAAGCGCGCGGTCCTGGCGCTGCGCCAGATGGCGCGGGCGTTTTCGATCTCGCGGTTGACGCTGGCGTTCGATCGCTTGTCGCGGCGCTTGGCGAAATAGACCTGCAGATCGCGCTGGGTGATTTCCGACAGCAGCCGGCGCGGGCCGAGGCCGTCGACCAGGGCGGCGATCATGTATTTGATGGTCGACCAGCTGGGCAGAGACTCGGCGTGGTCCTGATAGAGACCGGCGGCTTCGTCGAGGGTGAGCGTGGGCCGGCTGACCACCGGCAAGGTCGCCGCGTGGCGTTCGCGGCGCTCGAACTGTTCGGCGGCGCGCTTCGAGGTGCAGCCGGTGCTGCCATGGTAGCGCCGGCCGCGAAACTGGAAATCGAATTGCCAGTAGGGGGATGCCTTCGACTGATAGACGGTCAATGGCTTAGCCGCGGCGCTGGCGTTCGCGGAAGGGGATGATTTCGGCGCTGGCCAAGCGGCGCTTGCGCGGGGTTCCGGCCGGTTTCGGAGTGATTTGCGGAAGGCATGGCGGCTGCACCTGGCGGAGGGTGGCGATGTATGATTCGAGATCGTCCATCGTGTAGCGCACTGCTCTTCCGAACAATACGTAATGCAGCTGGCCGGCCTGCCGCGCCTTGCGCAGGGTGCGTTCGCACACCTGCAGCAGGGCTGCGGCTTCGGGTTCGGTCAGGAGGAGGGGCGCTGTCATGCAGCAGCTCCGAACAGTGGACCGGCGCCGAGGCGATCGAGGGCGGCCGGGTTGATCCAGAGGCATTCGGTGCGTTCCAGCGCGCCATCGGCGAAGGCCTTGCGCTCGATGCGGTGCCAGCTGCCGAGCGTGTCATCGTAAAGCTCTGACGGGTAGCCGCAGAGCACCACCATGCCGGATAGTTCCTGCAGCGCCGCCAGCATCTCTACATGCATCTCTTCGGTCAGTTCGTGCCGGTAGACGCCGCCGTTGTCGGAGCGGCGGTGCGCCCGCGATCGTGTCGAGTGGAGATAGGGTGGATCGACGAAATGCAGGGTATCGGGATTGTCGTGGGTGGCCATCACTTGCAGCGCCGGCCGGCGCTCGATCACGACACCGGCCAAGCGATTGATCACGGCCGCGATCGCTGCGGGTAGGTTGGCCCAATTGTGCGCCGGCGTCGTCCCCGCGCGATTAGAGTTTGCGCGGAAACCGGTGCGATAGATGCCGCTGGCGCCGTCGCTGCCGAAGCCCATGAATGATCGCACCAGCAAGCGGCGCGCGCGCTCGACCTGGTTGCGGGATGGGCGATAGGCTTCCTCGAATTCGGTGCGCGAAAACGGCGTCAAAGTGATGAGCTCGAGCAGGCGGGTCGATCGTGCGGGATCCTTCAGCACGCGGAACAGGTTCCACAGTTCGTCGTCGAGATCGTTCCAGATTTCGGCGTAGCTGCGCGGCTTTTGAAAACCGACGGACCAGGCGCCCCCGAACGGCTCGACATAGACCCGGTGCGCGGGGAAATGGCCGAGGATCCACGGCGCGAGCAGCCATTTGCCGCCGTGCCAGCGCAGGATTGGGCGGTTGGGCGCAGTCACGCTGCGCGCCAAAGGATCGGCGCCTGATCGCGCGCGATGCGATGGGCGCCGCGCGCCATGGGGTGTTTTGGTGCGCCGTGCGCGGTCTTTCCCCAGCACCAAAGATCAGGGTAGGGAGCAACGCCGGAATGGATTTCCTCGATAACGTGCTCGATCCAGTCCGAATCGCGCGCGATGCCGCCCCAACAGACGAAAACCTGCGAAGCGCGCTTCGCCTCGGCCACCAGTGCCTGATCAAGATTGGTGTAATAGAGTTCATCGCGAGCGCCCCAATTCACGCCGCCCTCGATTTCCGCGACGATATGGTAGACCTTATGCGGATCTGCGCTGCACCATGGGTAGAGATTGACCGCGACATACCCGCCGAATCCGAAAAGCTGAAACCAAGCGTTCCACCAGCGTGAAGTAGGATCTTCCTTCGTGCCATCGGCATCGGATGGGTTATGGCCGATTACGCATGCGATCGGCCCTGGTCCCCATCGGCGAATCAGTTTGAGACGGTTGGCGCCGTCGAATTCGGCGCGCCGCTCGATGATGGGTTTGCCGAAAAGATCGACAGGCTCTGTCATGCGGCGATCCTCAGATCAATTTCACGAGGCTGATTTGCCGCGACCAGGGCGCGGGCGACCGGTGGGCAGACGCTGTTGCCAATTGCGGATATCTGCTCGGCGATGGTGAGCGGGCTATCGACCCACTTGCCGCGCAGCATCTTCCGCACGACTGGATCGAGGATGTAATTGTCGGGAAAGCCCTGCGCGCGGGCCAGCTCGCGCGGCTTGAGCATGCGTAGGCCGATATCGACGATGATATAGGTCACCGCGTCGATCGTGACGGTTACGACGGCATAGCGCGCCTTCGTGGTGATGACGTCTATCGGCGCATCGACTGCCTGGGTCTGGCCACCCTCGCCATAGTATTTGACCAGGAACGCCGCGACCAAGGTGGCGCGCTCCATCATTTCGGTTGACAGCTCGCCTTCTTCGAGCAGCGTTGTCTCCACCAGGCGCTGTTGCGATCCGGTCCTGGTGACCGTTGACAACGGGCGCCGCACATCCTGCCCGGCCGCGTTGACGTTTCGCGGGCCTCCGTTGGCTTGCTCGATATGAGCGCAGACGATGCCATGGTGCTGACCGCCGGCGCGAGCCGTCTTGAGCGGCTGCTGAGCGTCTCCTCCTCCGCCGGTGGTATTGCTGCCATTGAACGTCGTAAGGAACGCACTGACCTTCGCGCTCTTCCCGCCACCGCCCGCTGTCGTCGATCCGATCGGCTCACCGATCGAGGACGGCATTGAGTTCCCGAACTGGCGATCGATGAATGGCGCCTCGACCAGCGTCGCTGCGGCAATTCCATTCGTGTCTTTCTTCGACGCCGCAATTGTGTGGTGCGGGTCATCGACCGCGCGGCTCGCGCCGCCGTGCTGGCCGTAAGTAACAAATGGAGCGAGCACCGCATCCACGCGACCGAGCGGCGTGGCGCCGGCCGGGCGGCTCGGATTGCCATTCGACGTGACCGTCGGCATCTCGCGATCCATCGACGATCCGACGCTGCCGCTGTGGAACTTGGTGATATGCGACGCCAGGACGCCATCATTGCTGACGACAAAAGCGCGTTTGGCGTTGACCACGTAGCGCATGACGCCGTGGGCAATCCGCCGGTTGGTTGCCTCGGCCAAGTCCTTTTTCCGACCGAATATCGACGGGCATGGGATAGACCAGTCAATGCACTCGGCAGCGGTTCGGTAAGGCAGCAGCTTGCCGGCTATGACGCGGTTGTCGTTCGCCGGGGCGTGCGTCGGCTTCGGCCAGATGATCGGCAGGCCGTCGCAGCGCATGACGACATACAGCCGCTTGCGGGACGTCGGTGCGCCATAATCGCAGGCACGCAGAACCCGCCATTGGACCCGGAAACCGAGCCCGCGCCATTGCCGCACAAGTGATTTGAACGCCTTGCCCTCAAGCCCCTTGATCGGGATGCCCTCCACGTCGAGTGGCGCCGCGGTCTCAAATTCCTCGACGTTCTCGAGGTAGGCGACCGTCGGGCGCGTCTCCTTCAGCCAGACCGTGACCTCATTGGCGAGCGCGCGGATATGGCGATCCTTTACCGGAGCACCTTTCGCCTTGCTGTATTCCTTGCAGTCCGGTGAAAACCACGCACCAGCGACCGGGCGCAGCTTCGTAGCGGCAGACGGCCACAACGCCCGGATATCCTGGCAGAAGTGCTGCGCGCTGGGATGGTTGGCTTTGTGGATGGCGATCGCGCTCGGGCTATGGTTGATGGCGATATCGACCTCGCGCCCGATCGCCTGGGCAATGCCCGTGGATGCCCCGCCGCCGCCGGCGAACCCGTCGATGAAAAGACCGTTCATGCTGCTTTTTCCTGCATTTCCGCCCAGGCGGCGCTGATGCGCGACACGGCGGTTTGGAAGTGAGTGGGGTTGTGTTCGATGCCCGTGAAGCGCTTGCCGGCGCGGATCGCGGCGACGCCGGTGCTGCCGGTGCCCATGAAGGGGTCGCAGATCGTCTCGCCGGCGACGTTGCGCAGGATCTTGTCCATGACAATGTCGGGCTTGACGGTGGGGTGGCCGAAGTCGGCGGCTTTTCTGGATCTGGACTCGACGATGCGCATCAGATCGGCGAGCTCGCCGCGCGGGTGATAGTCGCGGTTCCAGGCATGGAGATAAATCTCGAGCTCCGGCCTGTAATGCTTGTTTGCCACGGGCATGGGGGTGAGCTTGCGCCAGGCGCAAAGCGCGAAGCGGTGAAAGCTGCCGTCGAGATAGGGGATGAGCTTGGTCAGCTGGTCGTTGTGGCAAAACGCAACCACCGCGCCGCACATCAGCGGGTTGATGATGGATTGGTCGAAGCCCTGGTCGAGGCCTTCCTCGACGATCTGATCGAGGGTGACGCGGCTTGCACGGAACTGGCCACCGCCCGATGCCTTGAACTCATAGGGCGGGTCCATGACGTCGGCGTCGAAGAAGCCGAGCGTGGGGCGGATGGCGTAGGCGTCGCCGAGGTAGAGGGTGGCGGGGCCGATGTGGGCGACGGTCAATGCAATGGCCCCTTTGGCGCGCAGCAACCGTGGCTCCAGTCGGCGTCGCGTTTATCGCTGGCTTGCAGGGTTTCCCCGCAGGCAGGATCGGCTTCGATGCGGTCCATGTCGGCGGCTTCGCTTGCCCATTTTGGCGCGCCGTAGAGCGCGATCGGGGCGGTATCAGGCGTCGAGTAGGCAACAACGATGGGCTGGCCGCAGGATTGGCAGGTGTCTCCGAAGATGGCTGGGTTGGGATATTCGCCGCCATAGTTCACGCCGTCGTGCATAGCCTTGTTCCAGCTATCGATACCGGGATTGCCGCATTTGGCGCAAAGCCAGCGGGTGTATTGGTCGATCTGGGTCATGCCGCACCGCCGATCACGTCGGCGGGGGTTGGCCAGTTCCACAGTCCCTGCATGCCGCGCATGGGAATCGGCTCTGGCCAGACGTCGATGTCGGTGAGCGGCCAGCCCCAGTTGGCGTGTTGATCGCGGTCGCTGTCGTTGGCGCGGGGGACTCCGAATTCTTCGGCAATAGCGGTGCCGAGGCGGGGTTCGCCGACGATCGCGGTACCGAGGCCGCAGGCCCTGGGGAGTTCATCCGGGCACCCGCCAAGCAGCGATGTCGCGAGTTGGGCATGCAGGCAGGTTTCAGCCGCGCGCTCGCCGCCTTGTTGAAGTGCTTGGAATAATCCCCGGCACTCGTGCCAATCTGGGCGTTTGGCGGCGGCGTGGATGACGATGCGCTGGCCGATCAGGGCGGCGGGCGGGCGCCAGCTGCGGAATTCGTAGGGTTTGGCGCCGTGCATGATGAGGCTGGCCCATGGCTGCCAGATGGTGAGCGCCTTCATGCCGGCACCGCACGCATGCCAAGCGTCACTTTTTCGTCGTTACGAATTGCGATGAACGGCACCAAGTCATGGCCCTCGTAGCGCTGAGCCGTCGAGAAGCGCGCCTCCTTCACCTCGATCACGGTGCCGGGATCATAGTCTTGTGCGATCTTGGCTATTGCCTCGTCGCGTGTATCGGATTCGTAGCCGCATTCGTCGCTCTCGCCTTCGATGCAGGCATACCATTTCCAAGGAGCGCGCTTCATGCCGCACCGCCTTCGTCGGGCTCGGCGGCCACGATGGGGGTGAATTCTTCGATCAGCCACATGGCGAGGTCGGTGATGTGATCGAAGGCGTAGAGGTCGGACATGGTGCCGATGTCGGCATATTTGTTGAGGGTGACGAGGAAGCCGCGCTGGCAGCGCAGGATTTTCAGATCGGTGGGCATGGGCCGGGGCGCGGGGGCGACGGAGCGGAGCGGGGAGGCAGGTTTCATGCGGAATTCCTGTTGTTGAGGTCGGTTTCAGTCTTTTTGCCACCATTGGACGGGGGCGGTGGGCGGGGGCTTGGGCGGCGGGGGATCGCCGCGCATTTTGGCGGCGAGGCGGTGCTGGCCGGCTTGCCAGCGGGCGTGGGCTTCGCGGCGCTCGAGCTCTTCTTCGGCTTGGCGCGGGGTGAGGCCGAGTTGCAGCGCGAGTTGGAAGACTTCGGCGTGGCGGCGCAGCTGCTCGGCCAGGGAGGCGGGGGGCTTCATGGGTGCGCGCTCCGGTGGATGCAGCCAATGTCGCCGCGCACGCCACACATGAAGCAGGGGTCGCGGTCGACACGGGAATCGGGAATGGCGGGCCGAGAGGCCTCGATCCTGGCGATATGCGCCGCGCTCTTGGCTAGACGGGTGTCGGTATAGCCTGGGATGCCGCCCCCTTTTGGGCGTCCTCCCGTCCCCGTCGTCGAGGGTGTGTATGGCGGCAACACCCCGCCGCGACGAAGCGCTTTCCACACCGCCGGGTTCTGCACCCCGAAATCGGCCGCTATTTCCTTGACCGGGACTCCGCGCCGGTAGGCATCGCACATGCGCACGCAGCGCGCGTAGGCCTCGCGGTGCTGGGGGCGGGTTTCAGCCATGGAGCACCGCGAAGGCGGCGCCGATGCTGCCGGCGATGAACAGGGCGAGCGGAAAGCGCGGGAAGGGGCGCTCGGGATCGGACCGGCAGTTGAGCCAGGCCAGCGCCAGGACGATGATGACCAGCGCGATCCGCGACAGGGCGAGCCAGGCGCTCGGGTCTTGCGAGGCGCTCACTGGGCGGCTCCGAAGCGCAGGGCGAGATAGAAGACCGCCAGAATGGGCACGGTGGCGAGCCAGCCCAGAAGTTCTTCGCACAGGCGATCGAGGCGGGCGGCGCGGCTGTTATCGTAAGGGATCATGCTGCCATCTCCGTTTTTTCGGGTGAGTGTCGGGGCAGGCCGCAGGCGGGATCGCTGCAGGCGTGGGTTTCGGGGTTGAAGTTCCATTTTTCGCAGGTGCCGCAGAAGCGGGCGCCGATCTCGGCGCGGTGGGCGTGGTTGAAGCGGGCGCAGCTGTGAATCATCGGGTCGCCGTCGGCGCCTGACCGGGCGAGGTGCCAGCGTAGCGCGGCGATCACATGGCTTTGGCGGCGGATATCGTGGCTGCGGTTGCCCTTGGCCATTTCCTGATCGACGCGGACCTTGGCGAGATCCAGCGCGGCGACGCGATCGGGCAGGGTCTGGCGCTGGGGCGGCTCGCCCTGGCCGCTGATGATCCACAGCCATTCGGCGGCGAGCGCTTCCCAGGCGGCGATGTCGCGGGCGGCGAGATCGGGGGCGATGCTGCCGCGCTCGATCATCGCCGGGTAGGAGGCCTGGCGGCGGCTGAGCGCGGTGCGGCAATGGGCGAGCAGCGCCTCGTCTTCCCGTGCGTAAAGCGGCGCGGGGTTGGGATCGGGCTGGTAATCGGGGCTTTGCCAGATCGGATAGGGGGTGAAGGGATCGGCGAGCTCGATCATGACGCGGCTCCTTCGGTGCCGACATCCTCTTCATCGGCATCGCGGGGGCAGCCGAATTGTTCGGGGTGGGCGCCGTGGCAATAGTCGCAGAAGGGCGGTTCCTCGGCGGCGTCGAGCGCCATGGGGTGGTAGCCTTCGGGACGCTCGCTCATGACCGTGCCTCCCGGTGGCAGGCGCAGGTGGGCTCGGGGCCGTAGAGCGCGTCGAAATAGGGCTTGTTGTCGATGCGCCACTGGCGCGCCGCGGCGCGGTTGGCGGCGACCTGGTCGCGGGACAGCCGGGGGGCGTTATGCTTGCTCTGGCTAGCACGGACGGCGACGGCGCGGCTCACTTGATCGCGGTCCGGTTGCGGGCGGCGTGGCCACCCGAGGCGCGGGCCTCGGCCGAGGTCGAGCAGTCGGGGCACCAGGTCGCTTCGCGATGCTGGCTCCAGCCCACCGGGATGTGGTGGTCGCGGCTGTTGACCGAGATCAGGCAGCCGGTGCATTCGAAGACGACGGGGGGCTTGGGCCTGTCCGGCATGAGGGTTTTGGGCAGCATGATTTCCTCCTTTGGCGGGGTCAGATGACGGATGTTTCGAAGGCAGCGCGCTGGAAGATCCAGCAGTGGAAGCCCTTGCCGCTGGGGCTGTTGACCTGGCGCTGATCGATGAATTTGCGGACTTTCGAGGTCTTGAGATGGCGGCGCAGTTCGTCTTCGAGCGGGGGTGTCTGGCCGTTGGTGCGGCAGCGTTCGAAGAACTGCGGCAGGCTGACCGCGATCAGCTCATCGGGCTTGCGGCTGTTGTTGAGCGGGCGGGCGATGTCCTCGCCCTCGATCGTCGAGAGATAATCGAAGATCGCCCAGAACTTCTCGACCACGGGGTGTTCGCTGGAGGAGACCAGCTGGCGCTGTTTGGTCATCTCGGCGATGAATTCGAGGCCCTGGCGGTGCAGGCCATCGGGCATAGCGCTTGGGGGAATGATGACGCGCATGGCGGTGAGCGCGGCGGCGAGCTGGGCGTGGTTGCGCAGCAGGCGGATGTTGTGGACGCCGGTGGCGGTCTCGAGCTCGGCGTAATAGCGGGTGTAGCTGTCGCGCCAGATTTTGAGGAATTCGGCTTCGCGGCGCAGGATATGGATGATGAAGCCGGACAATTCCTCGACCGGCCAGCGTTCGAGCTTTTCGGCGGCGATGCGGGTTTCGCTGGAGAACTGGCTCTTGTCGAACTGCAGCGACATGATCCGCTCCATCACCGCCGGGCTGGCGGTGACGCTGTCGTTCTGGCCGATGATGATGCTGCCGCGGAACAGCGGCTCGAAGGTCTCCATGCCGCCGTTTTTCACGCCGCGCGAGCGGGTGGCGCGGCCGTTGTAGAGCGATTTCAGCTCGTCCCATTCGAAGCGCTTGGAGTGGGCGACGTTTTCGGCGCGGTCGCCCTCGATCAGGACGACGGGCAGGTTGGAGACCTTGCCGAGGTTGCGCGCGGTGGCGGCGACGGTCGATTTGGTCGGGTCGAAGCCTTCGTAGCCGTCGCGCCCCGATAGCTTCCACAGGAATTCGAGCATGGTCGACTTGCCCGAACCGGGGATGCCCCAGGCCTCGAGGAAGCCCAATGATTTGGTTTCGCGCCGGATCTGTTCGGCGAACAGCGTCATCATCCAGTAGGCGGTGGTGATCAGGCCGTTCATGCCGAAGGCGGCGATGACGGTGGGAAACCAGTCGATGGGGACGTGGTTGGGGTCGTAATCGATTTCGAGCAGGCGTTCGGTGGTCGCCAGTTTGAGGCTGACATCGCCGAAGTCGAAGAAATCCTCGTCATTGAGGTCGAAGACGCGGCCCCGGCGCACGGCGATGTCGCCGAGCACATAGACATCGCGCTTGAGGTCGTAGCCGGTGCATTCGAGCATCTCGACGGTCTTGATGCGGCGCGTCTGCACCTCCATCAGCTGGTCGAGCTGGGGGCCGCTGCCCTTCCAGATCGCGCCGGGGGCGATCGACATCAGCCGTTTTTTGAACTCGGCCGAGGCGGCGAGCGCGCCGCCGGTAAGGCCGGCCTTGAACGCGGCGCGATCGACCGGGAAGTCGACGCGCATGTAATAGAGGCTCTCATCGGTCGCCGGGTTGCGCTGGAAATAGAGGGTGCGGAAGCTGGCGTTGCAGATGCGGGTGATGGCGCCGGCCTGTTCGGCGGCCTGCTGGCGCTTTTCCTCGTGCGTCATGGTCTTGGTGCCGGGGTTGTCGTTCAACTCCTTGATGATCTCGTCCATCTTGCGCGCGCTGAATTCAGCCCAGTATTGTTCGGTGTTGAAGGTGAAGGGAAAGCTGGCGCGCTGGCGGTTCTGCCACATCAGGAAGGCCTTTTCGAAGGCGTCGCCGGCGATCAGGACTTTGCCGTTCCAGCGGTATTCATCGAGATATTTGGGGGTGAGCCGGTCGCGCTGGAGCAGGTCGTTCCAGTCGAGCTTTTCGATCTCGCCTTCGGGGCGGGGTTGCGCGGCGCTGGCCTCCCAGCCTTCGTCGCGGGCGCGCTTGACGAATTTGCGGGTGTAATCGGCGCCGGCCTTGCCGACATCGAAGGCGAAGACCAGGCGCGGCGAATGGGTGGGGTTGGGGCCGTTGGCGATGGCCTTGCGCAGTTCGTCCAACGCCTTTTCGGGGTAGTTGTTGACCGACATCAGCGACACGGAGGCGAGATTGGCATCGGCATTGTCGGCATGTCCGAAAGCCTGAACCAGCGCCGAGCAGTCGAAGATGCCCTCTGCCGCCCATATCTCGTTGGCGGCGGCGAGCGCGGCCATGTCGTGGGAGGGGTGCTGCCACCAGTGGCCCTTGTAGGAGGCGCCCCATTTGAACCGGGCCTTTTTCTCGAAGCGGCCGGGCTGGTCGATCAGCCGTTCCCACCAACTGCCGCCGGGAAGGTCGAAGCGGACGGTGGCGCTGGTCAGGTTGCGCTGTTTTTCGTGGTAGACCTCCTGCGCATAGCTGCCGCGGATGAGGCGCAGATCGAGGCCGCGGGCGTTGAGCAGATAGGCATCGGCGGCGGCGTGGGGATTGGCTGGGGTCGCTTCGTGCCGGGTCGACCAGTTGTCGAAGATTTCGGGATAGAGATCCTTGACGTGCAATTCTTCGCCGCAGCGGTTGGAGCGGCCGCAGCGTAGTACCCAGGGGGTGGTGGCGCGGGTGAACAGTTCGCTTTTATTGCATTTGGGGCAGCGGCCTTTTTGCAGCCAGTCGCCATTGGCCACGCCGAACTTGTAATCCGCGCGGATGTTCTTGAGCACCTCGGTCAGGATATCGTCGCGCATTGCGGGGAGCGGCTTTCAGGCAAAAGAGGGGCGTTCCCGGGAAACGGGTTTTTGGCGGCGGGGCTGTGGGAAGGGGAAAAGGGGGGATCATGCGCGGGGGCGCCCGATCAGATGGTCAGCGGAAGGTCGCCACAAACGCGGAAGCGATCGCGGGGATGAAGAAGCCGGCGAGCGCGCCGAGGGCGAAGTGCAGATCGAAGACAGCAGACATGGCGGTTCCTTTGGTCAGGTGTCGAAGAACGTCGGCGAATCGGGGTCGGGGGCGGCGGCGCGGGCGTTGGCGAGCGCGACCAGGGCGGCGGCGCGGTCCATCACGCGCATCGGCAGATCGAGCGCGGGATCCGGGATGGCGGAGGGCGAGAGGCCGTATTCGTAGGTCAGGCTGGCCTTCCAGCTGTGGCCGCAGACCGGGTTGCGGCAGATGTAGAAGATTTCGCGGAAGGTGGTGGTGACCTCGCGCGAGCTGCGGCGGTTGCCGGGCGATTTGCAGTGCGGGCAGCAGAGTTCGTGTTTGCGGCCGGGTTGCGACTCATCGATCGGGACGAAGGGAATGGCGGCGGAGGGCGCTGCGACGCTGGCGATGGCCGATGCTGGCTCCACGGCGGTCGGTGATCCGGCTGCGCTGGTGGTGGCGAGCGATGCGGCCATGATCAATGTCCCCCCCGGGCAAGTCATCGGCCAGACGGCCGGTTCGTTTGGGTGGGATCGCCGGTCGCCGGGGGCAAGGAGGAGGCGTTGTTATCGGCCGGTTTACAACCGGGGCTGTCGTAGGTTTCGCGGGTGGCAGCGTCGTTGATGCGGCCTTCGCCGGTGTCGAGCGCGTTCCAGGTCGGGGGAGCGGCCCGCTGCAAGTCGAGCGGGTAGATGTCGGGACGGAGCCACTCTTTCGGGATGCCGGTGGCGGCTTCGACGCGCAGGACATATTCGGCGGGAAGCTGATGGTTGACGTTGAGCCAGCGCCAGACGGCGCCCTGGGTAACCTCGCAGAGCCGCGCCGTGGCGGACTGGCCGCCGAGCTTTTCGACAGCGGCGTGTAGTGCATCAAATGGGGTAGGTTGCGATTGCATAACTTCAACTATGACGAAACTTATAGGTGGTCAATGCCGAAATTGAAATATCCGACCTATAACGAAAATTATAGGTTGGGGGCGTGATCGATGTCGGGGTGCGAATCATTGCGCGGCTGAACGCGCTCGGCATCAGCCAGTCCGAACTGGCCCGGCGCGTCGGCGTGTCGCAGCCCGCCATCAACCATCTGATCAGGCGCGGGGTCGGCGGATCTTCTCATATTCATCGGATCGCGCGCGAATTGCAGACCAGCCCTGAATTTCTGACCGGCGAGACCGATGATGATTCGATCGACGCCGATCAATTGGCGCTGACCAGCGAGGATCGCGAGTGGCTGGAGCTGCTGCATGCGCTGCCGCCGAAGGATCGCGGCGCGGTGCTGCAGCTGGCGCGGACGATCGCGCATAGCGCGCTGGCGCCGATGATGCAGTCGCAGCGGCAGGATTTCGAACGGTAAACAGGGGAAAACATATGTTGAAAACGATACGCGCCGCCATCGTTCTGGGCGCGGCAGCGGCGCTTGGCCTAAGTTCGCCGGCGTTGGCGCGCTGGCATCATTACGGGCCAAGGTCGGGCGAGCATTATGAAAACGTCGATGGCAACGTGGTGCATGCGCCGATGTTTCGGGCCGGTCGTCCGCGCGGGGCGACCGCGCATTGCGGGGATGGTAGCTGGAGCTTCAGCCAGCACCGGTCGGGCACCTGTTCGCATCATGGCGGCGTCAGGTGGTAAAGAAACAGCGATGGAATGAGTTTCCGTGCACGCGTTGCAAGGAGCCGATGGCGGTGGCCGCGTCGATCTGTCCGCATTGCCATACCACGTACTCGGAAGCTGACATCGAATTGCGCCAGGCGCTCCATCGCAAGGCGTTCCTGACGGTGACGGTGCTGCTGGTCGTGGTCGGGCTGCTGATCTGGTGGGCGGATTATCGCGCCGGGCCGGTACGGGACACTGAGACCTCGCAACTCGGCACGCCGTAGGAGCGGCTAGGCCGCGGCGGATCGGTGAGGGGCGTCGATGAACAAGTGGTTACGGATGAGTGCCGCGACGGCCGGGTCTAACAACACTTCGAAATGGTTCGCGTCGAATTGGGCCAGGAGAGACCCGCGCGCGCCTTTCTGGCTTTTAACCGTGATGACGCCGTCGCTGTAGCCGCCGTCGTTGGAGGCGACGATGGACAGAAAATCGGCGTTGAAGGTGTGGGCGGTGAGCCCTCTGAAGATGGGTTGGAGAGAGGCCACGTCGAACAGCATTTGCGACACGGGCATGAAGTTGGCGAGGTCGGAACCCCCGAGCGGGCTGGCGATCGCCACGCCTTTGCCGCCGTGGCGCTTGACCATCTCGGCCGCGATCACGCCGCCGAGGCTATGCCCGACAAAACGGGTAATGGATTGCGCGGCGGCGAGCTCTTCCAACCGGGCGATGTTGTCGCGGAGCGGGGTCTCGACGCTGTATTCATACATCATCAACGCGTGATCGGGCAGCAAGCCGAGAAGATAGTTGAAACTGCGCGGCGAGGCTTTGGCGCCGTGGACCCAACAGATCATCAGGCCGCGACCTCGAATTCCAGTTCGGTGATAAAACCGCCGGGGCCCATGGTGTTTTTGACGCTGGTGACGCGCCAGGTTGTGGCGTCGATCTCGGGCTTGAAGCCGGTGGTGGTGGCTTTGTAGCCGGCGCCGATCGTGGCGTCGCCCAGTGACAGGGTGACCGAGAAGGTGCCCTTGGCGCGGGCGATGCGGTTGCTGGTGCTGGTGGCGGCGGCGGTGGCGTCGGGGGCGCTGGCGTAGATGCGTTTGAGGCGCCGGCGCCCGCCGCTTCCTGCACCAGCGCTGCCGCCAGCCTGGACGGTGTGGCGCGTGGCGCTGGCCTGGTCGTAATGCTGGGCCTCGGCGCCGTCCTGGGCGCCGTCGCGCGCGGGGCGGCTGTAGCTGTAGCTGCTGCACATGGCGCGGGTGATGATCAGGGTTGGGATCGTGGCGCCGCTGGCCGTGGTGGCGGCGTTGACCGGGGCGAGGATGAGCGCGCCGCCCTTGACCGTGGCGACGGCGTCGTAGCGGCGGCCGAGGTTGCGGATGAATTCCATGTCGGATTGATTGGCTTGTTCGGCCGAGGTGACGGTGGTGGCGGCGAGATCGGGGTGGCAGCGCGGCTTGAGGCCGTTGTCGCCGGCGATTTTAGAGGTGATCGCGCCGAGCGTCTGGTTGGTCCAGGTGGCATTCTTGCGCGTGCGGTAGCTGGTGACCAGGTCGGCGCTGCGGCCTTTCAGGGTGAGCTTGTCGGGTGGGCCGCTCCAGGTGGGTTCGTCGGCGGTGAAGGTGCCCTTGGCGACCAGGCCTGAGCGCACGCCGACGCCCTTGGCCCAGCCCATAGAGACGGCGATCGTCGCGCCCGACGGCGGGATGGTGAGCAAGCCGTCGGCGTCGTGGAGTTCGATCTCGAGATCGTCGGCGGCCTCGCCCAGCTTTTCGGTCACGGTGATCGAGACGGTGCGCGGGTCGAGCTTGTCGGCGAGATCGATGCCGTTGGCGGTGATCTGCCAGGCCGGCTGCGGCTGCACGTAGGCTTGGCCGGCCCCGCTTCCCGAAAAAGAAGGCGGTTGGCTGGCCATCAGGACACGCGCGACAGTTCGATGGTGAAGCCGATCACGCGGGGCAGGCCGGCGTCGATGAGGGCGCTGTGCTTTTCGTCGAGGCTGTCGATGGTGAAATTGCCGAGGATGGTGCCGGCGCCGTTGGCGAGCGGATAGGCCTCGCCGGCGTCGGCCATGCTGGCGAGCGTGGTGATCGCCGAATAGCTGCCGGCGAGTTCGGGCACCAGCGTGCCAGAGAGGGTGATCTTGTCGTCGCCGGGGCCGACGTATTGGCTGGCCGGGAACGCGCCGAAGCGTTCGGTGCGGACGTTGCGCCAGTCGCGTTTGCGGCAGAGATCGTCGAACAGGACGGAGCTCATGTCGAAGACGAACATACCGATGGCGGCGAGCATTACATGCCATCCTTTCGGTAGCGCCGAAGACTATCTGACCATTGCGGATCTACGGAAGCGAGGAACCGCTGCAGCAAATCGACCTCGCCTTGATTGAAGCCGCCGGCGGCATCTTTGGTCACGCGGTCACAGCCGGTTACAATCCACTGCGCCGTTGCGTCGATAAGGTCGCGGCACATGCCCGGCGATTTGGTTTCCATCGATACCCAAATCAGCCACATATTCTGGCGGCGAAGGCGCGCTATCCACAGCAATGCGCGAACCCACCATTGCGGGCGCATTAAATCATTGTCTGTGATGAACGCACATGTTGCGGCCTCATGGTGCGGAGGGACTTCCTTCAGCGCGATGGCCAGGTCGCGCATATCGGCACGCTTCCTGTAATTTTTTGCGGCGAGCATCAGAAATCGTCCTGATAGGAGGAGAGCCGGTCGTTCTGGACGATCTTGGCAATACGCTTGGCCAGGGCGTGGCTGTCCTCGCCGGGCCGCTGATAGATATGGTAGTGGTTGTCGCCGTGGTGAACGGTCGTACGGGCATGGGCGGCGCCGGCGGTCCCAGCGGCGAGCGCGCCGGCCATGCCGGTGGCGAGGCGGGACATGCTGCGCAGCGGGCGGTGGGCGCCGCGATCGACGCCTTGCCCCAGCCCTTCGGTCATGAAGCCGCCCATCGCCATCATCAGCCGCGACGGGCTCTTGATGCCGAAATAGTTCTTGAAGGCGGTGATCCCGGTCTTGGCGACGCTGAGCAGTTTGTTCGCCAGCAGCATCGGGTCGAGCGCGATCAGCAGCCCGTTCATCATCGCTTTACCGATGCCGGCGAGCCAGGTGCCGGCGCCGGACATCAGATTTTTCACCCAGGCCCATCCGGTCCAGAAGGCTTTCTTGATCGTGTCCCAGTGTTTGTAGACCAGATAGGCGAGCACGCCGATGGCGACGCCGACGCTCACGATGATCAGCACCATGGGATTGGCGAGCATCAGCGCCCCGGCGCGCAGGAAGCCCTGGCCGAGAAAGAGCGCGGCCGTGCGCAGGATGCCGAAGGCCTTGGCCACCCTGGGGAACATCGCCGCGAGTGAGCCGAATTCCTTGTATTTGCTGAACAGCCCCCAGATTTGCCCGGCCGGGCCGAGCAGGCCACCGAAGACGATCTTGAGCGCGGCCATGGCCAGCTTGAAGTCGAGCAGCGCGGTCACGGTGCCGAGGATCCATTTGAACGCGGTCGGGTGGGCATTGCCGAAGGCGGTGAAGGCCTTGAGCGCGCCGGTGGCGCCGCGCAGGCCGCTGGTGAGGTTTTGGAGTAGCCCGCCCTTGCTGCCGGCGACGACGAGGAAATCTTTCCACGCCGCGGTCATCTGGCCGGTCTGGCCGAAGAAGCTGTTCTTCGCGCCGTTGTAGGCCTGGTCGATGCCCTGCGCTTTTTGATTGGCGCTGCGGCTGCGCAGGATCGTCGGCAGTTGCTTGTCGATCAGATTGAACAGCATGCCGCCGCTGCGGCCGAAGACCAGCGCGTTTTCCTTTTGGACATCCTTGACCCCGGCCTTGGCATAGGCGGGCAGCATGACATTGCGGTAGAATTCAACCGGATCGCTGGCGAATTGGGCGGTGTTGGCGCCATTCATGCCGGGAGTCTTGCCGCTCCAGATGCCGAGGCGGCGCATTTCATTGGCGGGCTGCTGGAGGATCCGGCCGACGCCGTTGATGCGCAGATAGCTGGACATCAGGCCGGTGCCGGCGCGTTCGTGCAATTCGCCGATGAGCGGTTCGAAATCGGCGAAGAGGCTGCGTTGCGACAGCTTCATCCCGCTGGTGCCGGCGGCGGACATGAACATCTGATAGCCCGAGGCCTTGACCGTGCCGCCCGAGGATTGGAGCGCGCGGAACACGCCGTCGGCGATGGCTGCGGCGCGCTTGGGATCGTTCATGCCGCCGGCCTGTTCGATGAAGCGCAGCAGGTAGCGCTCTTCCTCATGCGGCATCTCGACCCCCATGGCCTTGCTGGCGAAGGCGAGCCGGGCGAGGATCGGGGCCATGAGGCGGGCACCATAGGTCTGTTGTGCCTGGGTATGTTCGCCCGATTCGCGGAACGCGCCCTGCGCTTCGAGGGTGTAGCGCATCATGTCGATATAGCTGGCGCCGGCGACCTGGGCGCGGCGGGCGTTGGTTTCGAGCGTGGCGACGGTTTTGTTATCGAGACCGAGCGCGCGGAGCTGATTTTCGAGGCCCTGGGCTTCGCCGGCGGTCTTGGCCATGTCGACGATCGGCGCGGCGAGCATGGCGCCCCAGAACAGCGTGTTGATGCCGCCGCTGACCATGCTGCTGCCCTTGGCCTGCATGCGCGAGGTGCGGCCGTCGATCGCCATCAGGTTTTTATGGCGCTGGATCTGGCCGCCGATCGCCTCCTGCTGGGTGAGCAGCTTTTTCTGGGCATCCCACAAATGGGTGACGCTGCCGGTGGTCTGGCTGATGCGGCGGTCGTAAGTGGCAATTTCACCGTTGAGGCGGCGCTGTTCGGCGGTGAGCGTGGCCAGTTCCTGCCGCCCGGTCTTGCCCAGGCCGATCATGTTCTTCAGCGCGGGGCTGAGCTTGTCGATGCCCAGGAACTGGACGACGAGATTGAGGCGGTTGTCACCCATCGGCTTTGCCCTGCATCGTGTTCCAGCGATCTACGGCGAGCTCACGCCAGTGCAGCAGCCGGTCGAGCGGCAGCGCCTCGAGCGAGGCGAGCGACCAATGAAAGACGGCGGCGATATCGGCCATCAATTCGTCTGCGCTCAGCCCCCCTGCATCTTGTCGATCATCGCCCTCATGTCGCGGCTCATGAAAAAACCGAGGATGGCACCCCCTATTTCGGCGATGTCTTCGCAGGACAGGCTGGCGGCTTCGGAATCGGTGATGAAGGGCTGGCTGATGCGCGGCAGCACGGCGATGATGGTATTGATGTCGGACTGCATCAGATCCTGCAGCTTGAGCCCGCGCAGCTCGCCCGCCTTGGGCTTGCGCAGGGTGATGGCCTCGATCGCGGCGCCGCCGGTGCGTTGGATGGGCTCGCTGAGGGTGATGAGGATGGCGCTGTCGCTGGCCAATGCGGCGGCGCGCGCCGCGTCGGCGGCCTCGTGGACGACATCACTGACGGGTTTTGGGGTGGGAGTGCGCATGCGGCGTGCCTTTTCTGCTGCGGAGCGGAAGTTCTCCCCCCCGTCGTGTCCGCATCACGCCGGGGGGAAGGTCGGGGCGCTTCTGGACTTAGAGCCCGAGCGCGGAGCGGATCTCGGCGTAGCGATCGACGCCGAAGATGATGTAGACGCCGGCGACCATGTCGATTTCGGCCCAGACGGTGCCGTCGACGGTCAGCTTCACATAATTGCAGGCCAGCTTGTATTTGTGGTCGGTGTCGGAGCCGGGCTTGGCATTGCCCATGTCGATTTCGTGATAGCGGCCGGTGCCGGTCAGTTCGAGCGCCTGGACCGTGCCGCGACCATCTTCCTGGTAGGCGCCGGCGAAGCGCAGCAGCGAGGCATCGTAGGAACTCGCGCCGAAATCGCGGAAACAGGTGTCGGTCAGGCCGCCGAGGGTGAAATCGATCTCCAGCTTTTCCAGCCCGAGGTCGATCATGATCGGGCCGAGCATGCCGCCGCCGCGCCATTCCTCCATCTTGAGCGCCCATTTGGGCACGGTGACCTCTGCCACCACGCCCATGAAGCTGGTGCCGTTGCCGAAGAGGTTGATGTTCTTGAGTTTGGACGGGATGCCCATGGGGGTTCTCCTATTTCGCAGCAGATTCAAGGAAGTAAGGACAGCCCTTCGACAAGCTCAGGGTGGACGGAGGAGAAGGCGGTCGATCAGCCGGTGACGGTCAGCTGGGTGCTGAAGTCGGCGTAGTAGCGGTCGGTGATCCGCTGGTTTTCGGTCAGGCCTTCGAGCGGGGCGACGGGGGTGAAGTCATAGTCGATCTGCAGCTGGCCGTTGGCGAGCTGGTCGGCGGGGTTGAGCGAGGGATCGAACCAGGCGTTGGCGCCGATCAGTTTTCCGGTGGCGACCAGCTGGCGGAAGGCGGCGTTGATGGTCGCCAGGATGTCTTTCACCAGGCCCGCGGTCATCGGCTGATCGCCCGCCCAGAACAGGCCCTGCTCGATGGTGTCGGCGAGCGCCTGGCTGGTGCGGGTCGCGGTCTCGAAGGCGTATTGCGGCAGGCTGGAACAGGTGCGGTTGCCCCAGAAGCGGAAGCCGTTGCGGTTGATCAGCGTGGTAACATTGGCGTTGTTGAGCGTGGCGGCGTCGCTGGAAGAGCCGTTGAGCGTCCAGCTGACATCCTTCGCCAGGCCGGTGATGTTGTTGACGACGACGTTGGACAGGCTCTTCTGCCAGCCCGTCGATTGATCGATCGCGCTGCGCAGCCCGAGCGCGCGGGCTTCGCAATCGCCGCCGCCGACGCTGGTTTCGGGCCAGAGCAGTTCCACTGCGCGCTGGCCGTAGGTCGCCGCGTAGGTATCGACCTCGGCGACGGTGGTGCCGACGGCGAGGGCGTAGACCATGCCGCGCAGCGCCTGGGCGATCGGCACGAAGGCGGCGGTGACGGCGGCGGTGGCGAGCCCGGGCGCGCCGAGGATGCGCGGACGCACGCCGGTGACCGCTTCGGCGGCGAGCAGGGCCTGCATGCCGGTATAGACGCCGCTGACATTGGTGCCGATGACCATCGTGTCCTGGGTCGGGGGGCCGCCCCCGGTGACGGTGGCGACGCGGACGACGATGATGGTCGGGCTGCACTGGTCGGCGATGGCGGCCAGCGCCTTGGACAGTGTGCCAAGCACCCCGGCCTTGCCGATCGCGTCGCGGACATCGGTGATCAGCACCGGGCGATCGAGCGGGAAGGCGCCGACATCGGCGTCGCTGGCGGTGCAGACCATGCCGATGACCGAAGTGGCGACGGGGTTGATCGCGCGGGTGCCGGTGGCGAGCAGGTTGGTCTTGATGCCGTGGAAGATGCTGGTGGTCATGGTCGGTTCCTAGTTGCGAGGAAGCGGGATGGTGAGGGTGGCGAGGGCGTTGGCGGGCGGCGCGTTGGTCAGGCTGCCGATGAGGGTCAGGCTGCCCTGTCCGGTCTCGAAGAGGCCGCTGAGCAGCACCTGGTTGACGGTGAAGCGGGGTTCCCAGCGGGCAATCGCCAGCGCGACGGCGGTGATGCAGAGCAGGCGGGTCGCGGTGTTGAGCGGGGCGTCGAGCAGTTCGAACATCAGGCTGCCGTAGTCGCGGCGCATCACGCGGGTGCCCAAGGGCGTGCTGAGGATGTCGCCGATGCTCTGGGCGATGTGGTCGTGGCCGGACAGAACCTTGCCACTGGTGCGGCTCATGCCGGTCAGGCTGGCGGGGGTCGTCATGCGGGCGCCCCGGTCACGCCCGAGCCGGTGGCGACGCCGGTGTGGTGGTGGGTGTGGAGGCTGGTGCCGGCGCCGGTGACATCGGCGTCGCTGGTGATCGGACCGGTGACGTGGAGCGGGCCGGTGATGGTGACGCCGCCTGGCGCGGTGATCGCGGCGGTGCCGCCGTCGGGCAGGGTGACGGTGAGGGCGTGGGCGACGGGGTCATAGGAGATGATCGCGCCGTCGGCGTATTCGGTCAGTTCGGCGAGGGTGTTGCCGGGGGCGGGGTGCGCGGTGCTGAAGATGCCGCGCAGCACCAGCCCGGCGCCGATCTCGCCGCCGGGGCAGATCAGCATGACTTGTTCGCCGACGCTGGGCGGCGACCAGGTGCGGGTGGCGCCCGCGCGCCTTTCGATCCATTTGAGCGGGCCGGCGACCACGCCGCTATCGAGATTGACCGTGCAGGTGGCGCCCGCGAGATCGACCGACGCGACGGTACCGAGGCGGATGAGGCGGTCGGGATCGGTCGGGGCGTCTTCGGGGGTGCGCATGAGGCTGGGTTAAGCGCCGCGCGCGCGCGGATGCCAGCGGGGGGCGTTGTGCGGGGGCCTCATACGCCGCGCGCGCGCCAGCGGTAGCCGCCGGCGTCGTCGTAAAACGGGTCGGTGTGATCCTGGACATATATCGTCACGCCCGT